TTTACATATGTATTCTTAAATATTTCATAGCCATCACGCATTTCAGTTCTACTGCCTAGCTTACCTGCTTCAGCAATACCCATAATTGATGGGGTAGTAACCTGATGCCCACTAAATATATTAGTCTGAATTAATTCATCTACTCTGCTAAAATCTTCTTTTGTTAAATCACTTGTACCCAAATCATCTACGACAGGCTTCCTAGATATGTCATTAACAAATGCAATCATATATTTTTTACCATCTGCACCGCTATATGTTTTTCTTAATCTGTTATCTACATTGCGTTTTTCTTCATCATTAGGTTCACCATTAGGTAAGGTAATAAGTTTACTAGCAGAAAACCCTGTTTGTGCATTTCCTAAAATATGCTTAGATACTTCAATATCCGATTCAATATAGTTTAATGCAGCAAAATAACTAGGCAATCCATAGATGCCAATATTAGGTCTGTACTCTTTTATGTACAGAATTTGTTTTCCTGTTGGCTGCTTAGGATTAAATGCAGCAATCACATTAGGCTTAACCTTATTATCTTTCCAATCTTCCTTATACCAATATTGTGTATTGTCTTTGTTAGTTCTTATCTTAACATAATCACAATGCCATAATTCAGCAAGATTCCCTGCCATATCCCAAATAACTTCTAAATAAGCACCACCAAATATTTCGACATCCAAAGATATCTTTCTAGTTAAATCGTTTAATGATTCAACTCTATTAGCTTTGTCTATAAATGCTTGTGCATCAGGTTCACCTGACCAACCATTGCCTGTAATATAATGCACCTTGCTTTTAATGATTGCACTATGTTTAGAAGACTTATTATATAAATCTACTATGTATTCAGGATAATCATTGTTTTCCCCATATTTAATGTATCCGCCATCTATGCCTTTCTTCTCTTTGAATTCAGGCTGCCTAGCTTCAGCGAATGTTAATACTCTTAAATCTATCATTGTCTAATTGTATAAGTGTCAGTTGTTGTATATTGGTTATAAGTCATAGTAGAACCTGAAAGCCACATAATGCCTGTTTCTAGCTTATTTAAGCCTGTTATATTTGTGTTTGAACTACTTGCTTGTTCGTACACTTCATAGGTATATTGCCCTTCTAATGCAGAACTAAAGTTAGTATTAGTAACAATGCTAAATTCATTGTATCTATCCTTATATAAACTTAAATCAGATGCGTTTAAAACTACGAATTTGATAATATTATTGCTACTCCTATTTGTAAAGACAAATAAATAATTAGGTGTAATCAATAACTGTTTTTCAGTTAAAGTCAATATAATCGTATTGGTTTGACCTTTAGTTAAATGTATCATCAATTATAAATAGCAATTATATAAATATTTACAAAACAAAAACCCCCACCTAGAAAACTAGGCAGGGGAACTAACTATGAAAAATCTACAAACTTATTATCCTGCAGTAGTCAAAGCAGCAGCAACTGTAGAATTTACTTCAGGAGAAAGAGCAGGTTCTGCACCTGTAAAGGTTAATGTATAACCACTTCTATCACCTTCAGCAGTACCACTTGCAGCACTACCACCTGTTAAATCTAATGCTCTTGTTTTGCCTAGATACCAATATTTACCATTGTTATCTTTAGCAACTGCAACAAGTCTATTTTGTGCTAATAATAAGATTTCGTTTCTTGTATTTGCTTGTAACTTGTTTAAAATTATTGTTAATTCAGGAGTAAAATATAAAGTACCATTTTGTACGTTTGATGCTACGTTTTCAGTAAACATTGAAGTACCTTTTGTTAATTCATATTTATAAAACTTCTTACCTGTATTCTTTACTAATGCAGTAATTACACCACTAGCTTCAGTAGTAGAAGTTATATCCGAACTTGCAATAAAATAAACTTCAGTAATTCCACCTAAGGAATCACGACAATCTAGGGTATATCCCTGTGTTAATGCACACGCCATTTTTGTTTATTTTAATATTTTAAAAATGGGGGTTATATTTCAAACCCCCTTTATAATTAGATAGCTACTTTTACAATTTCATCAGGGAATGCAATGTTCACACCCATTTTGAATTCTGCTGCAAAACGTACTTCATCAGCTTCTTTAGCAAAGAAGATTTCAAATTTTTCTTCTTCATTCAATAAGTCTGTACCTAAGAACAAGTTGCTTAAACGCATTGCGTAAACATCATTTGTTCCGTTCAAACCATTTACTGCTACCACTTTGATAGAAGTCCCCGGCAATACGAATTCGCTATCAGCTTTACCATCAAATGCATAGTTGAACATATTTGCGTTCTTCAATGCAATAGTATAAGTTCTGAAAGTATCAACACCACAGAAGATAGTCATATCATCAGCAGATACTACTTTAGCAGGGATTGCTTTATAAACACCATCAAATAATGCAATTACGTTTGCAGAAGTGATAGAAGTTAATGGAGCACCTGAAACATAACCTGAAACGTTAGCATCTACAACTCCTGAAGCAGCACCAATCAATTTGATTAAACCATCAAACTTATTTAAGTTACCGTTAGCAGAACCTGTATCACCTTGCCAAATAGCAGTTTCTAATTGAGAAGCAATAGTTTTTGCTTTTCTATCAGAATAATCTTGCTCAAATGGAATTGAATCGTATTGAGAACCTGTTGGCAAAGCCTTTTGTAAATACTTAGCTTCTAATGCCTTAGGACATAAAGACTCTTGTACTTTGATTTTACCTACTGTTACAGTTCTTTGTGTGAAAGAAGTTGTACCTGATGCGTTCCAACCGCAAGTACCACCTGCTTGGAAGAAAGCATCTGTATCCATAATGTTAATGGTTTCTGCTGATTTAACACCAACCATAACGTTACCTGCACTCTTAATTAAAGCTGCAGTTTTTGCACCTAATACTGAAGAAGAAACTAATAATGCTTCGTTCTCTTTAGTATAGTTTGTTAATGAACTTACTGAAAATGACATTTGTTATAAATTTATTTGTTTAAAATTGCGGTTCTATATTTTTCCAATCTTTCGTACTTACTGTCATTAGTAGTTACATAAGATTGAAATGCGTTTGCTGCTTTTTGAGTAGGCTCTGCAGTTGGGGTGTTTGAAAGTGCTTCTACTAATTCAGCTACTTGTGCAAAACCTTGTTTTACTTTGCTCTCTAATTCAGCGATTTTTAATTCTAATTGGCTCTTTTGCTCTGCAAATTCAGCCTTTAATTCTTCAGCCATAGCAGTTGTATCTTGTGCAGGAGCAACAGGTGCAGCAGGTGCAACAGGTTCTTCTACTTCAATAACATCTTCTTTTGGTGAAGCTATTTCTACGATTGTTCCTAACTCATCAACTTGGATAATTGTACCATCCATTAATTGATGTTCTCCTGCAGGTGCAGGTGTACCATCAGCCATTTGAACCATACCACCAATTTCCAAAGCAGAAATCATAACTTTAGTACCATCTACTAGGGAATATTCAGCCATTTCTACCTTTGTAACTGTAGGTTCTACAGGTGCAACAGGTTCTACAACTTGTGGCATATCTTCAAATAATGCTCTTATTTGCTTTAATGCTTCTTTTGGATTCATAAATATTTTAATATAAATATGATTATTGTTAATATATTATCACTTAACCGCTTATCCTTATTATTTACCGTTCATCATATTTCTAAAAAAAACTACCCAAATGTTTGGATTGTGTTTAAAACCTGTCTATATTTGTTATGTAATCAAATGACAAACACTATGAACCACAAGATTCTCCCTCCACCGATTGAAGTTAAGATGTTTCTTCTTTTAATCGTTTCTGCTATTATTTCAGTATTTATCCAAGCATTAATCAAATAAAAAATAAAAACTATGAAAAATTTAATTGAAAAGTATGAAAGTTTAGGTTACTCTTTGAACATCAAAGAAGAACCAATTATTGTTGCTAATTGCATGAGAATTAAAAGTAAAGCAAGATTCCATAACTATTTGTTTAATTACAGATTTAGAAGTGTTGAAAGAATGATTGAATTTTGCAATGAATGGATTGCTAGAATAGAAGCTAACATGAAAGCAGAAGCGGAAAGAAAAGCTAAAAAGAAAGAAGCACAAAAGGTAATGAATCACAATTTCAAAGAAGGTATGATTATTTACAATAGTTGGGGATATGACCAAACTAACATTGACTTTTATCAAGTAGTAGAATCTAAAGAAAAATCAATTAAACTAAGAAAGATTTGCAAAAGTTATGTCGAAGGTTCTGAAGGCTTCATGTCTGCAAATGTTAAGCCTGTAGAAAATGCTTTTATAGGTGAACCATTTCTTAAAAAAGTTAATCTTTCAATAGGTTATAATGGGAACATTAGCTACTACATCAAGGCTGAACATGGTTGCTTTTGTGAGTATTCAAATTCTGAATCTGGTGTTTATTCTAGTTGGTATGCTTAAATAAACTAAATTTTGCTATTTAAAATAAAATACTTAAATTACATATATGGAAATAATAGTTACTAATAAGCCCTACGAAATCGACCAAAAAGAAAAGATTCTAATGGAATTAATCAATGGTAGACCACCTGCTAATGAAGCAGAAGTTGCAATGGTTGCACAACTAGAAGAAATGAAAAAGAAAGGTGAAGTTCCTTATATCCCTTCTAGCCTTTAGCCTTATTTAGGAAAGTTGAATAAGCATTTTTATCTAAGATGGTTTCAACACCATCTTTTTTGCTATATATTAACTTAGGACTTGCACCATTATTATCATATAGATGCAATTCATTAAAGGTATTATTAGAGGCTAATTTTGGGAATATAGTTGAAATTTCTTTATGCATACTTTTAATATAATCATCAGGTACTTTTCTACCTGTTCTTTGTGCTCTGTCTGCTTCTCTACTCAATGATGTTGCAACATCAGTTGTAACATAATGTGCTACTACTCTTTTACCTGCATCTCTTTGTTGTTTTGCTTTTTCTGCAACTTTTTCAAATGAACCATCACCAACTGTATCGATAACTGCATCTAATTTATTAGCTGCAGCATTATTTACTACATCCTTTGTAATCTTTGAACTTTCTTCATGAACCAATGAAGCAGCCTTTGACATTTTATTATCAGCCATTAATTTATATTCAGGCAATTCAGCCTTTATACCATCAGGGTCAATCCTTAATATCCCTTCAGGATATGTTATTTGTCCTGATTTTTCTAATGAACTTTTACCTGTTGCAGGTGCTCCACCTAAAAAAAAAGAAGTACCTAAATTGGTAGAACCTTGATTAAGCTTATCCTGCACTATACCTTTATGAAATGCAGTTCTTTCTTCATTATAATTACCATCCTTATCCTGATATAATTTATCAGTACCGTAATTTGGGTCATTAGAACTTGTTAATTTTTCTACACTTGCTGCTGCATCTTTAGCATATTTTTCTGCTATTTCTTTAGCAGTTGCAGAACTAGATTTACCTGTTGATTCTTTATCACCTCCACCTTCAGGTCTACGACCGCTGCCAACACCGCCCATTTTGATGTCACCTAGTATCTTATATATTTCATTCATCACCTGTTGCTCTTTTGAAACCATAGGTTCATAATTAAAGATGCCCTCAATTGAGAACCCATTAACATTGCCTTGCTTAACCTTTTCCCAAACTGCATCATTTTCTACTAACATAGAAACAAACCAACTGCCATCAGGTGCATCCTCAAATCCTT